ATACATCTCCATCTGCGCTTGTTTTGCAAACAAGTTGAAGTCAGATGGTGAAATGTACCCGTAATTATTTTTATTTAGGATAGCCAATACGGCATTTCTTACAGAGTTAATCATTTTAATCCTTTTTACAAAGATACATAAAAAACAAAAGGCGCCTAATAGACGCCTTTCGCTAAACAATTAAAACAAACGATGAGTAAGAACTCTAAAACAACATCACAAATATAGTGATTATTGCATCATTTCCAAATTACTTTCCAACATTTTTAATGCTTCGATACCTGCTTTGTCAGTAAAGAACTCTACTAACTCAATATATGGGTCTGCACCAAATGGAATATTCATCAATTTTTTCTTGTTGGATGGTGTGTTAAACCATATCTCTTTCTGCTGATTCTTAAATACCAATAGACCATTGTCAAAGAATGTTTGAACAGCAGCCTGTGTATTTAATTGTGGGTCGTCAAGAATGTTTAAGAAGCCACGTGGGTCACGCTTAGCGAATACCAATACATCTCGCTTCATCTCAGCAGTAGTAATTAATTCAGGATTTCTATTGAACAAGATTCGGTATACTGAATCCAATTGACCAACAGTTAATTCTTTGGCGCGAATCAATGCGTCTACCTCGTTGTCAAGGCTTTCAAGCTCTTTGGCTGCATCTTTTTCGTAATCAACTTCTTCAAATGCAATTCCATTTAATGGATGATAGTGAAGAAATTCTTGTAGAACGGGATTGTTTTTAGGTACACTCAAGAAGCCATCTTCAAAAATAATAGGCTCTACGATTGCGTTTCCATCTTGCTCATCCTCAAAAGCAGTTCTTTGGTTGATTGCATAACGAATAGGGCGGTTGATACCGTTCTCCTCATCAAACCAAAGTAATGGGTTTCTTTTTGTACTTCGTGAAGGTAGCATATAAGAAAGGGGTGCGCTACCATTTTTAAGTTTGTAGATTTTATCTACAGATACTTTTTTTGTTTTTGTTGACATATTAGATATAATTAAAATTTACAATAAAAATAGGGGAGTGTCTTTGAAGACACCCCCCATTTTTGTTATTCTTATGCGCCGTAACGGAACAAGAAGAAGTTGTTAGCACCAAGTGTACAAACACAACGCTCAGAAAGGAAGTTTACTTCCATTGCATCGAGGTCGCTTGTAGCAGCACCACCGGCAGAACCTGTAATCCAAGTTTTGTAACGACGGTTTTCAGCCTCAGTAGCACGGTAACGAACGTGTAAGAACGGACGCTTAGCGTTTTTACCAAGTACTTGGTCGTAAACAGTTGTTGAACCTGCAGGAACCAATAGACCTGTTACAGTACCTGAAGCAGAAGCACCTGTAGGAAGACCACCACGCATTGTTGGGTCGTTCAAGTATTTCCAATCAGACTTGTAGAAGTCGTAAGAACCACGACGGAAACCTGTGAAACCAAGGTTCAAAGCCATATCCTTATCGTTGTCAAACAATCCGTAAGAAGTACCACCTGCACCGTAAGAGTTTTGCTGAGCAAGGATATCATCGATGTCCAAGCTGAACTGACGGTTAACGAACAATACGTTCTCTTCGATAGCACCTTGCTTGTCAAGACGAGTCAAGATAGCATCAAAGTCACCCATGTTGCCCGGGTTACCACCACCGAATACGTTACCGCGGTCGTTTACAGAGTAGAATACACCTTCAGTACCTTTGAAGCCAAGAGCGTTAGCACCTGAAAGTGCGTCAGCAGGACGAGCTTCAATCATTGAAGTTTCCATGTAGTCTTCAAAACGGAGACGAGTTTCGTGCTCTGATTTCAAATACCACAAGAAACCTGTAGCACCATTCTCAGTAGTTACTTCAACCCAACCGATTTGAGCCATGTCAGAACCGTTAACAGCATACTTATCCTTAAGGATGATTGGGCTGTTAGAGAAGATTTCGTCGTCAGCTTCCAAAGAACCTTGCATACCGTTAGTTCCTTTTTTGAACTCAGAACCGTAAATCCAAACGGTAACGATAGCACCTGTACCAAAAGTTTGGCCGTTAGCTTCGTAGTAAGCAACGTTAACAGTACCCAAGGTAGTATCAACAGCTGTAACGATAGCTTTGTTAGACAAACCTGTAGAGTTCTCAGAAACGTTGATTGTCTGACCGACGCGGATAGCGATTGGCTTACCTGTAGCAGTAGGAACGAGAACGTCGTTTACTGTGATAACAGCCGTGTCAGCGTTGAGCGCACCTGCAACTGAACAGTTAGTGTATTTTGTGTGGAGACGACCTTGTTCTGCCCATTTAATCATGTCAGAGTTAGAAGGCATCTCAGCACCTACCATTCGTAAGAATGAAGAGATGGTGCGGTTACCATAACGCTCAAATTCTTTCTCGTAGATATCCGGAAGATATTGGTTCAAGAAGTCGAAGTTGGTAATGTAGTTTGTTTGTAGGGCTACTTGTTGCGCATTTGGCTGCAAGTCAAAACCCGGGGTAGATAAAACTGCCATTTTTTGGTTTTTTTGTTAATATTTATTTTCTACTAATTATTTTAAGCTTACTCCCTGAATCAGGGTTTACAGCTTTGATTTTGAAATCCCCATTAGAAATGGACTCCGGTGCTCTCCTCTCAGACATATTTACATTTTTCATCTTACGATTCAAGTCGTCAACCGCTTCTGCTTGACCTTGCTCATAAAAGAACTTGGCAAACTTTTCGGGATTCATTGCAATTGCTAAGGAACGATGATATCCAACTGCGTCCTTCATCATCCCCGCCTCATCTAAGTATTTACTTATGAAGGCATACGGGTTTGATTGAGTTTTCTTGAGCTCTGTAGAGTCACCCGGTGAAAACGTGATTTTCTTGTCATCAATATTGAACTCAAAACCTTTGAACTCTTGATTGAACAATTCGTCAGTCTTCTGCTGAAACCACTCGCTCTTACGCTTGTTTTCTTCCTCGAAGCTTTGCGCTTGCGCTATATATTGTTTATAAGACTCGTACTCTTCTAAATCAACAGCGGGAGAAGATTCCGTTCTTGACTCAAGTGGAATCTTGAATTTCTCTTTCTGTTCATTAAAGAACTTCTTAGCCTCATTAACAGCCTTTTTCTTTTTGAGTCTTACCTTCTTGATGGTGGAATCGTCATCGATATCCTCATCATAGTAGAACTCATCAAGTAGTACATCTACGTCATCCTCGTCAATACCCTCTTGTGTAGACAAGAAGTACTTACGTAGAAGTTCGTCAGAATCCATAGCCTCGTAGTCTTTTTGCAACTCCTTGAAGTCTTCAAAACCACGGCCTGTTTCCTTTTTGTACTTAAGATAGGTCTTAATTTCCTCATCCATCTCGACATCTTCTTCTCTTTTCTGAGAGAGTTCCTCGAGGGATGTGATTTCACGACCGTATCGTTTACCCAAATATGAAAGAACTTTTTCCTCATCCAACTCAGCTTCCTGTGGTGGCGTCGGTTCATCTACAACTTCTACAGGCGGCTCTTGAGCTCCCTCTAATTGTTGTTGATGTTCATCTAACAATTGTTGTTCAACTTCTTGAACGCTTTTTGATTCAGTACTACCCAAATCTCTTACTGTAAATTCCATTTGATATAATTTATGTTACAAATTTAGATATTTTTTTAATACTGATTTTCAGTACTACCTCGGCTCGAACTCACCAAGGTCAAATCCATCCAAACTATCTTCATTGGATTCGAAATCAATTGACGGGAGATTATTCTTTCTCTGCTCAATCATCTTTGACTGCTGAGTGTTTTGAATAGAAATTCTCTTGTCCTTTGCCTCCTCCTTTTTGTCTTCTTTTTGATTCTGAGCTTCAACCTCCATACCACGTAACTGCATCTGCATCTCAAACTCAACTCGCATCAACTGCTCCTTGAGCGTAGCCTCGGTCTTCATCTTCTCAATATCGAAAGCAATCTCTGCTTGTTTAAGCTGCATTTTTGCTTGAGACTCCATTTGAATCTTCTGAGCTGCAACCTGAGCAGACATCTCCTGTGACTTAAGCTGCTGCTGAGCAATCATAGCCTGTTGCTGCATCTGCAATCTCTCCTCTCTATCTTGCTTCTTAATTCTTTTAACCTTAAGAAGTTGGTTAGCAAGCTTGATATTTTTAATCTCACGAATATCAATTGCATCCTCAAGGTTAATGTCGCCCTTAGAAAGTGCCATCTGAATGTTTTGCTCAAGCTGAGCTTTTTGCTCTTCATCCGGAGCAACCTCAATAAAGATACCAAAATCATAAATGTAGAGGTCTTTAATTTCGTTTAGAATTGACACGTTGTACTTACCAATTCTATTGGCAAATCCATCTCTAAAGTCAGCGTACTCTAAAATGTCAGCTACTCTATAGGTAAGAGCCTCTGCCAAAGACTTAAACATAAACAAGCTACCATCCAAGATGTGGCGAGTTGCAGTGTTTGAGTTAAGCGCAGCGAGCTTCTGTACGCCAACCAAAGCGTTCGGGTCAGGCGTAGAGCCATCACGTGCCTCGTTAAGGCCTGTGACAGAGCGCAGCATATCCATATAGTGGTTGTAGTTGGCAATAAGCATCTGCGTCTTGCTTGCACCCGAGTTGGATGTCAACTGAGTGATAGGAACGCGCGCATTATTGAAGTCCCCTTCTTGAGTATAGCTACGGCCGATTACACTACCCGTTTGGAAGTACAATCTAAGTGCATCCTCGGGGTTGTAGGCAGCGCCCGTGCCAAGGTCAACCTCGTTAAGTCCGTCTGCGTCAATAAATACACCATCAGGAACAACACGTGAAATTACTTGCTGTAGCTTAAGGTGAGTGACTTGAATCAAGTCAGCGAATGGAATCATTCTACGAACCAATGACTCGATGTTACCCTTATACATACGAGGGGCACAAGCCACGTAGTTTGGTATAGCGTGTTGAGAAGCCGACTTAGGTCGAACCATGTTCTCAGACAATTGCCACTTGAGTAGGATGTTAGTACCCATGACCATTACGCCTTCGTACCAAACATCAATAGTCTTCTCAATCTTCTCGAACTTACCCTCTTCCATCATCTCAACAGGAGGATTGAAGGTGTCATCCTTCTCGATTACTCTCACCGCACCATTGTCAAGGACCTTTCTCTTGTGAACAATCTTCTTGGTTGTCTTGTAGTTAAAGTAAAGAAGTGTACAGGTGTCTCTGTAGAAGATGTCATTTTGATAGAACTGAGCTACGTTGTAGTAGTCGTACCAAGCTTGGCTATACTTGGAAATCTCCTCTAGCTGCTGAGTGGTAACGGTTTGGTCTATCTTGAATACTTCAGTAATAGGAACGGTCTTAATCTCACCCCAATAGAAGCAATCTCTAAAGTATGGGTCTTCGGTGTAGCTATAGACCACATTAGCAGGGTCTACGTAAGAAACTTGAACACCTGCTCCCGGTAAGAACTCATGCTTAGTAACAGCCAAGCCAACTACAGTTAAATCGTAGTCAAGACGCTTTCTTAGTTCGATGTAATTGTTCTCTTCTAAAATTGTGTTGATTGCCTCCTCCTCTGCAATCTCAATCGCAGGCTTGTAGTTCAACTGCATATAGAGCGATAGCTCTTCATCAGTCTCAGGCAAATCATCGGGGTTCATAACAAACGGGTCAAATCCCGACTGCTCTTTAATTTTTTGTAGGGCGGGTTTTGCAACCATCTGCCCCTCAAGTACATCTTGGTACTTGCTTCGCTTGGCTTGAGACATAGCATCTTGTGCATACGCCTTAACCTTAAACAAACGGTCAGACATACCGTTTACAACGATGTCTACAAACTTAGGAATAATAGGTACAGGAGTCCAATCTAGGTTTAAGTAAGATAGGTCTCCGTCAATAGCCAATTCGTTTTTGTATTTGCCAACAGACTGCTCACCGCGCGCATATAAGCGCAGCCTATGGAAGTCTCGCCATTGGCTGTAATATCTACCTTGATTCCCGTCTTTTCTAAACCACTCGTACTGAATGGCTTGCCCTATTTGTAACCCGAACTCCGAGGAGCTCTTTTCCGCATCTGTTACAAATTGATTTGGAAACGCGGCTGAGGGTAAATTTACTTTTACTTCTTTCATTTAATAAGTTGACTTATATTCCCATCATTACTATATCTTGCAAATTTAAGAGATATTTTTGATTCTTTTTTCTCGGGTATGTACATATGCTTCTGATTGGCCATTATTGCCAACCCGGAACTAATTGATGCATCGAACTTTGTACGGTCGTTGATGTCAAATCGAGACCAATCGTTAAGCGTTCTATTGAACGGCATATCGCCCATCTCGTCGGGCTGTCGGTGCAATCCCGTTGGGTCTAAGCCCACGTACTTCTCGATGTACGACTCAATAGCTGCGGCGTGTGACTGCTTAACATCCTCTGAGGAGTTTGGTATACCACCCAACTCGCGCTCTGTTGGCGTAAGCTTGTTGTAGTGCTTGTCGGGTCTGTTTAAACTAAAGTGTCTGTAACCTCTGTTCTTGAAGTGATACAGCAAACGCGGTTTGTTGTTCTCAATAAGGATTGGCATACCGTAGAAAGCGCAAGCCATCAGTACCTCTTCAAAGAATATCTCTGCGGTTTGAGGGCGAGCGATGTACTCTAAAAAGAACTGATTGGAAGGCCCCTCGTCCATGTGGTATTTGGTCATCCCGTGCAGTGCACCATTAGACCCCCTGCCGCCAACGGTTGCAGAGATGTCGTAGGAGTCACATCCGAAGGACCCCATGTGCTCATTACCCGGATACTTTAACCCGTTTTTATGGATTACCCTATTCTGCAAATGAGCAGGAGGTATCCACGATACCAAGAAACGCCCCCTGTTGTCAGGAGTAAAGATAACCTTGGTGTCCTTTATACCATCCTTCCAACTAAAAGACCCACGTGTAAGGTAGTGCTGCTCAATGAGCGCATCATTGTAGTCAATCTGCTGATAGAGCTTCGTTAAGTTGAATAGTGATGACTTTGACTCATCACGAAACGCGTGAGACTCTGTGCGCGGGAACTGACGATAGAACTCATTGAGCGCGTCGGGGTCATTCTTTAAGGAGTCAACCTCCGCTTCCCAATAGTCAATAGCTCCGTTGGTAATCCACTCACCGTCAACTCCTTTTACTTTAGTGGTTGGCTTTCTAAATACAGGCATCCCGTAGATGTCAATAAAGCCCTCCATATTCCACTCCATAGGAATGAACAAGCCGTATAAACCTGACTTGGTTTGACCATTGGCATTGCGAGTGCCAACCCTAGAGTCCTCGTAAAGTTTCTTGTAATTCTCACCACCCTTACTAAGCGCGTTGGAGGTAGACCCCATCATGCACTTGCCGATAATCTTAGAACCCAAACGCAAACACGTCTTGGTTACACGCCAATTATTTAGGATGTTGTTTGGCTTGAGCCATTTTGCACTCTCATCGTGCGCTAGGAATAGCAACTTCTCACCATCGTAAGAGTTCTCTTCCGTATTCTTCCAATCTATTGTTGTATCAAGACCCTCTATTGTGTCTTCATCAACGTCATGCATATTCTTCTTTGTAATCTTAGCTGCAGGAACGCGGTAGGCAAGCTCAGTCTTTGGCTTGTCCATACCATCCATAACAGGCTTGAAGAAGAACGGAAGGTGACTGTTGATTGGCACAACCTTATCTGTAAACATCTTCTTGGCATCCGCTCCCGTCTTGGACAAGATACCAACCCTTGAATCCTTTGCAAGAGTTCCTATGTTGACACACTCAGACGACGACATAAAGGAGAATCCCGAGCGTCGTATCTTGAGGTACACCATACCAAAGCTGCGCTTGTCAGCACGGCAGGCCTCCCAAAATATAAAGAAGATGCGGTTAGCCTCTCGGTAGTCGGGATATCCGATGTCGATGCTAGACCACTGCAAATACATATAGTGCGAACCTGTTATGTAGTTAGGCTTTCCATTGTTCATAAACCAACAGCCTTGGTCTCTGTAGTCAAACTCCTGCTCAATGTAGTCAACCCATCTGTTCTTGAACTCAGACGGCATATCGTTCCATTGGAATATTGACTGAATCCTTGACAGCTCCTTGGGCAACTCTCGTCTCTCCCAATACTGCTCCTCGGCCTTAGAGTGTCTTTGAAGACACTGTCTTGGCACAGCGGGAAGGGCAATGCGCAGGCCTTGAATCTCTATGATGTCACCAATCTGACCGGTCTTAGATATAACAACTATGTCGTAGTCCTCGTTATACCCGTACTTCCAATCCTTGATATTGTTCTTGCGAGTATAGGTAGTCTTTGGAACTACATTCTCCAAAACTTTATATAGACTACTTCCCTCCTGCACGTCTCTCTGCGAACCCCTGTTTAGTATCTACTTTACTTGGCCCCTTTTCAAGCATTGCCAAGTTCTCTCTTTCGGCCTCAATTCTACTTAGAATCTCAAATGCGTCGAATATCGCGAGCTTCTTGGTCGCTGCAGCGTTCTTTAGTCGGTCAGCTGCCAATTGGTCTTCGGGGTCGTGGTTGATTATCTGCTCTTGGGCAACCTTAATCAATTGCTCAACAGCCTGTTCACCTGCCGCAATAATCCTAAGCTTTATCTCTTTGGTCTTACTCATAACAAAATGGTTATGTACTTATCAATAATCCTGTAGAGCTTCTCATCGTCAATCTTAAACTCGTACTCGCTGTCGGGCTCAAAGCATACCATGTCCCCTGACTTTATGCCTTGGCTGATTAGGTATTGGTTTGGATACTTCATTATGCCCATAAGCGGCTCCTCAAGCATTGGCTTGAATATATAGGACTCGATTGGCTTGATTGGCTTTACAAAGCAATAGCGTCCGTGTGGAATCCAACCCGTGCCGTCATTGAACATATAGAACTGCTCAAAGTCAACAAAGAAGGTGTCTTCTCTAAAGAAGCTCATTCCGCTCTTGCGGTTTCCTTTGACGTCGTTGTAAAACTTAAATACGTTGTGATGGACGACGAGTGTGTCACCCGGTTTTATAGGACCTGTGTATCCGAGGGGAGTTTCGATAACTTCAGCAAATCGATTGGAGAATCTAAAGTCTTCCTCAGATGCGTTGACAACTAATTCGACTCCTCCAAAATCACTTGTGTTGCTGTACCTCTTCCCCTCCATAGGCTTAACTATGAAGTAAAAAGGAGATTTCATTAGTAATTTATATTATATTCAATTGAAATTGGCACTGTTGGAGTAAACTCCTTCCACAGAATTACTTCCTGCTTATCATTAATTATGTGAATCTTAATAGAATTGTTCTCCGAATTATGGCGAATCAAATGGATTAAGTAGGAACCACCTAACACCTCTTGCCCAACAATGTAGTGCATAGCGCCACTCTTGTAGTCGAGGCCAATAGATATCTTCCTAATTTCCATTAGCTAAACTTCCAAATTTGAATTTGTGCAGATGGAACATTAGGCCAACCCCCCAATACTGTGTGACCGTATAAGCCACCTTGGTTTATACCTGATGAGTCACGCATAATTTGAAAACGCATTATATCACCTGCTTGCGCCTTAAATGGAATAGTTACCTCATACGGTATATCTAAGTTTGGTGAATCAAGATGAAAACCCTTCGTAGCACTAATTTGAGTTCCATTTAAAAGAACTCTAAATAAAAGAATAGCTACACCACCCGATGAACCTTGTCTCTCAACAGAACCAAATGCATTTATAAAGTAAACACCTCCTGTGTTAAATGTGATTGTACCACCTGCATCAAGTGAAACATCTACGTTTGATTGTGCAGCGCCAAATGATACAAGTAATGGTGTGTCTAATGCTGATGGAGCTTGAGTAACAAATGATGTACCGTTTAAAACTTGAGGAACACTTAACGTATTTGCAGTTAAGTATGTATTAGAGTCAACTGTTCCGTTAGCCTTCAAGAACTGAGCAGATGTACCGCCAACTTTAATAAATGAATTAGCAGTAATATTGTTTGAACCTAAATTAACAGCACCTGTAGCACCTGTGTAAGGAACAAGTCCTGATAATGATGAAGAGGTAAGGTAAGTTGTTGAATCTACTGACCCGTCTGCTTTTAAAAACTGTGCAGATGTGCCTCCCAACTTAATAAAAGAGTTAGCAGTAATATTGTTTGAACCTAAGTTTACACTAGATGCAGCACCTGTATACGGAACAAGACCCGATAATGATGAAGATGTTATATATGTAGATGAGTCAACTGAGCCATCAGCCTTTAAAAACTGAGTAGATAGTCCGCCCGCTTTAACAATAGAATTAGCAGTAATACTATAAGCCCCTAGATTAACAGGTCCTAAAGCTCCTGTGTAAGGAACAAATAATCCTGATGTCGCTCCAAGAGACAGAATAGATGAAATAGTATAATTCTTTGTAATATCTAAATCATTTACATCAGTCCCAATAAGCTTGCTTGATAATGAGGGAGTTGAATCAACTATATACGTGCTAATCTTTGCCATTTTCTATTTATTTTTTCTTCGTTACCTCTCCCGTCTGCATATTGATAACTGAATCGTCACCGTAAATAGCAATAAGAGATTCTTCTTGTTTTCTAAATTCAACTCTTAAGAAGTCAATTCTTTTTAGAAGCTCGTGCTTCTCCATTTCCATGTCTCCTAAGGCGAGTTTTGCCTTTTGGAAGTCAGCCTGCATCTTATGCAACGTCTCTAACTCCTCTGTCTTTAAAAATTTTTCAGCTTTCATTTTATTAAATTTATATCACAAAGATAATCAAAATCAAAATAGGTGGGAAATTCTTGCGACTTGGCCGTTTAATTTATGGTGTATGAAGCCTTCGACCGCTTTTGGAGAACCGGTATATCCTTTTTGATGATGCCATGAGTCAGTCCCTGATGGTGAGCGCAGTGACTCAACCGTTACCCCAATGTAGTCCTTTGAGAACTTGTGATGAACGTGATGCGTGTACACGTACCTATGCTTTGTAGCAGCCCAATCTAACGGGAACTCCGTAGCCATCAAAAGCGGTAGGTCTTGGTTCTTAGCTCCGTCTCCATGGGTAGTGCCAACTAAGTTTAATCCGTACCTAAAAGCCTTGCGATGCGAAATTGAGCAGTCAAAAGTAATCTGCTTACAGTCTTTAAACCACGTTCTAATAACGTCAGCAAGGAAGAAGCCATGAACATAATCGTGGTTTGAGGGATTAAAAGTAAAATGAACGTCAGCCACAGTAAGCAGCCTCTCAAGAATCTCAACATATAATTGTTTTGCTATTAAAAAATTCGAGTACCACATCCCATCGGTATCCTGAGGGGTACCTGCCGTAGTGGTTCGTCTCGGTGTGTCAATGTGAAGGATGTCGTTACCACCGATGAAAAGTATCTTGTCGATGTTGAATCCTTTGGATTTATCCAATATGCCTTGAACGCCTTCTAAGACGCGCTGAACTGCTATCTGATTGTTGTATGTCTCTCCTGTCTCAAAAGCGTCACAGAGCTTACCTATGTGCACGTCAGCGGGGTCTATAACCAATAGATGGCCGTCCTCTGAGCTCTCTCTCTTGAATAGCTCGTATTTTACCCCGTGATTTGATATGTAATCCAATATACCCTCTCTAACCTTAGCGTAGTTCTCGTCTTCTTGAGATTTAAAATTCGGGTTCTTGAAAAACAATGATGCCGTCTTGGATTTTAACCAACCGTGCTTTACGTCGGAGTCATCAAGCCCTAGCTCGTTGGCTTCGTTTTTGATTGCACGATACTGAGAAACTATCTCAAACTCTTCTCGCGTAATCCTTGGACGGAATTTACTCATACATTAAATTTAGAGAACTTGAACAGGTAGTGAGTGACCATTCCAATAGCAAAGCCAATTATGAATAGCCAAAGATTACCGTTACCCTTCTTTTGTGATTTATTTTTAGACACCTCAATCTTCTCTATCTGTCGAATAGTGTCTCTTTTTAACTTATACTCTATCTTGGTCTGCCAACGCGTTTTTGGAACGTATGACGTCTTATATTTTATAATGGTGTCCTTGGTGACAAAGAATCTCTCCCACACGATTGAGTCGTGAATGATTACAGGAAAGGAATCCACTGATGTGATTTGAATTGTGTCAGCGACCTCCTCACAGCGGTAGCCCTTCTTCATCGCTTTTTTGAGATGATAGTGAAGAGAGCACGAGAAAAGTAGGTGCACTGCAATTAAAATAAGCGCAATTCGTTTCATTACTTGAAAAATGAGCGCTTCTTATCAGCGCGGTTCTTAGACTGTGACTGAGTGCGGGTGGTAGTCTTTGAGGTGTGAGCCACATCCTTACCATCCCCGTTGCCGTCAGTTCCCTTCTTTCTATTTATTTTCAATAGCTCAGCACGGTACTCCTTTCTACTATCTGTAGAGTGGTACTTGGTGTCGTAAGCAATTTTCTTCTTACGAGCCTCGGGGTTCTCCTGATAGTACTTAGCACTCTCAGACTTACCCTTCTTAGTTCCTGCTAGTTTGTTTCTCATTTGTTATACTGAAAGTGCATGAAATCAAAATTCTTCTCACGGCCAAGGCTAATAAATCCATGCTTGTAAAATATGTCTATCATATCCTTGTACTCAGCGCGAGCGAAGCGCGCGGTCTTAGCGGTCTCCTTCAGCGTGTTACGCGCAGGGTCCAAGTCAATAGCAATACCCCACGAGTGAGTACTCCAAGACGTGCCACCTCGCATCTTGCGGAAGTTAAAGCATCCTCCGTATAGGTCTATGCCTAGCTCAACGATACGTTGGTATCCGTAGTGCTCTAAAATGTCGTTAAACACGGCTAAAAACGCATCTGCTACATCCTTGTGACAGCGCATCTTTGTAACCTTTACATCTGTGTCCCAAGCAATACGCATTGGGTAAGGAAGGTTAATGGTTTTTAAGTACGTACCCTTCTCGTTAGGCTTTCCGTACTTCTCTATAATTTGAGCTGTAGTTAACATATTACTTCTTTATGTTTCTGTATGTCTCTGCTGCGCCTTCAATAGCACCTCTTATCTTTTTGACAACGGTAAACACAGCCCTTAGCATATTATTGCCTGTGATGTCAAACCAATTCTCGTTGATTGACGATATCTCAATTAGAGAGAAGATGATGAGGATGCCGTTTGTAAACAACGCCTTATTTAAAACAATGTCGTAGCCCGTTGCCGATAGCAAATTCTTAACGAATGGCGTGAGCAAGTAAAAGTCAAGTGGGAATAGCGGCATGGCCACAAAGGCGTATCCTGCAAGTTTAAACATATATCCTCTGCGTAGCATCTTTGATAGGAATACATCTCTGTAGGGACGACCCTCTCTATTTGCTATGAACTTTAAAGAGATGAGCTTTACAATTGTATCCACGCCCATCGTTCCAAACAAACATATAACGGATAGCTCTACAGGCGCCCACATAGACGCTAACGTTAAAAGAAATATAGTCAACTTGCTTTTCATTTTCCCTGCCCTCTATACTTCTTGGTATAGTTCTTGCTTT